CGGGGTAACGCATGATTACCATCATCACCGGCACACCCGGCGCGGGCAAAACCCTTTACACCATCGAAAAGCTGCTACAGCCGCTGGTGGGAACCAGCATCACCTACACCAACGATCACGGCCAAGAGGTCACCGCGCCCCGCACCATCTACACCAACATAAACGGCCTTTTGCTCGATCACGAAAAAATCGACGGCGGCGACAATCAGGGCCTCCGCGACTGGCACCAGTGGGCCAAGCCCGGGGCCGTGATTGTGTTTGACGAAGTGCAACGCCATTGGCAACCCCGCGCCAACGGGTCGAAGGTTCCTGACGACATTCAAGCCCTCGAAACTCACCGGCATATGGGCGTCGATTTCATCATCATCACCCAAAACGTGATGCTGGTAGATCGCAATATCCACGCCCTCGCAGGCCGACATCTGCACGTGCGGCGGATCGCAAATATGCCAATGGCCATCGTGTATGAGTGGGATCATGTGAGTCGGGCCCTTCTGTATGCGAAGAGCCTCACAAAAAGCCCATGGCGCTACAGCAAAAAGATTTTCAAGCTCTACAAGAGCGCAGAAGTTCACACCAAGCAGCCGCGCAAGGTTCCCGGCCTTGTGTGGTTTCTGTTGGCTGCTGTCGTCGGTGTCGGCGTCCTCGCCCCCACGACATACGCCCGATTAACTGACCGTATCAACGGCGGGAAACCCGTCGAGCACGCCAGCGCCACGCCCGCAAGCGCTATCGGTGCAAAGCCTGCCGCAGCACCAGCCACGCCAGCATCTACCCCAGCACCAGCCGCGCCATTACCCGTTGCTGCTGCTTCTGCGCCGGTTTTTGCCGGGTGCATCTCCAGCCGCTCACGCTGCGAGTGCTTCGACAATCAGGGCACCAAGGTGGAAAAGGATCTGGGCTTCTGCGAAGTCCACATGAAACCCAGCACTTATGTGCTGGCGGGCGGCACCTTCCCCGAACCCGTACCACCACCGCCCCCACCATCTCCGCCGCAGTTCGTCCCCCACTACAACGACGGTCTTACCTTTGCCGACATTCGGCAGGCCATGCGCCAGCCTTAGCGGTCACGCCTGAACGATTTCGGCGTGTACACCGTCTGCACCGGCTTGAATGCCGCCTGCGCCTTGGCAGATCGAAGAAGAGGGCGTTTGCGCCTGCGCACCATGCGCGACACAAGACCAACGGCCAAAAACAACGCCAGCACCGCCGCCGCGCTGGCTATCCAAGGGTGAGAAGCGGCCCAAGCCGCGAACGCTGCAAGGTTCATGCGGCCCTATTTTTACATCTTGCTCCAGCGCACCATTTCCATATCGATCAGCCGCGCTTTGAATGGGTTGCAGTTGCTCGTATCTTTGGTAAACACCAGACCTAGCGACATGCACGACTGGCGAACACTGCGGGCCAGCTCGCGGTCCTTCCGTGCCGCTTCCTTTGCCCAGCTCGGGGTGCTTTTCTTCTCGGGGTACTTAACGCGCCCTGCCGCCTTGAACGCTGCGCCCCGAGCTGCTCGAATCGCGCGCAAAACCCGCGTGGTGGGCCTGCCTGTAGCCCACACCAGCGAACGCCCGAACTGCAACGGGAGTTGCAGGGCCAGTGCTTCCGGGTGCTTTCTGTAGTTTGCTGCGATCATGGTTATCTGCCTTTCGTGTACCGGGCCCCTAGATTCCGAGCCGGGACAACTGTTGTCTGTTGCCCGTGCAAGCTGCCCTCGCTTGCACCGTTCCCCTGAGTTCTTCGCCGTGCCATAAGGAAACCCAGGGGGTGACCCCGGAAATGGGAGGGTTTGTCAATCGCAGATTTACGGATACCCATTGCAGGGGTCACCCCCTGGGTTACCGTTGGCCGAAGAGGCGAAGAAATCAGGGGAATGGTGTAGGGCGTACTGGTTGACGGGCAACGGACGGCGCGCGCCGAGCGCCCCATGCAGCGAAGCTGCACGAGTTACGGCCCAGCGGGCCGGGCTGTTGGGGGAGGCCATCAGGCCGGGGGCATCGCCCCGCGAGAAGGATCGTTAGTGCGTACGCATTGAGACGAGCGGACAGCACTGGAACACACAAAGCGAATGAGCGGCCCCGCCGTGCAAGTGCCTCGCCCCCCACGCGCAATGCCCATCCCCGCCGCACAAGTGACGCGCCCCCCAAGCGCAGTGTGCGGCCCCGAGACCTAGTCAAAGCGGGCAAGCGCAGCGCCGCACGCTGCCGACTAGGTCGAATGCCGCACCCCGAGCATGGGTGCGCGTCCCCGCCGTGCAAGTGATGCGCCCCGAGCATGGGTGCATGGCCCCGCCGCACAAGTGTCGAACCCCGAGCGTTAGCGGGGGCCGGGGGTGGCTGATTGGCTCAACCTCCGGCAAGAGCCTGCTTTTTTGCTTGCAAAAAACTCGCCCGACAAACCTTCGATTTGATAACCCTGCTAATTCGGGAGATGATCGAATAGATACGATGTATAGAAACGTTAGATGGATTTCTAACTATTGCTATCGTTTTTGTAGCGTAAGTCAATGCGTTTTTGTAGGAAAAACCCAACGCTGCCGCCTCTCCAGCGGCTATCTCCTTTCCCAATATTTCCTTTAGGAGCGGGCCTTTCTTTCCAGTTAGGTTGCGTTCTATCACGGCATCGATAACCGCTTGCCGCGCATCTTCCCCCGCAATGTCTGCAATCTCTGCAGCCAGTTCTGGCGACAGCGCTCGCTTTCCTGCTCTCAAATTTGATATGTCGGCTGGGTAGATGCCCATGCGTCGCGCTAGTGCAGCATCAGACCCACAAGCTTTAGAGGCTTTGTCAATTAGGGTTTGCACGGTCTTCACGTTAGAAATCCTTCTAATAATCATCTCCTCACATTAGAACTTTCTCTAATGCATTAGGAGTGCTAAAAATGATCATTCAAGTATCGGTGACATCGACCGAAGTCCGCAACCAAAGCGGTACAGCCAAAGCATCTGGTAAACCCTACTCCCTGAACTTTCAAACCGCGTGGTTTCACACTGTTGACCGTCAAGGCGTCAAAAACCCATACCCCGAGAAGGCAGAAATCATTCTCGAAAAGGATGCTCAGGGCGCGGCCTTGTTTTATCCGGTCGGAGAGTACACCTTGGCCCCCCAATCGGTCTACGTTGACCGAAGCGGAAATGTAGCAATCGCTCCCCGGCTGGTTCCGCTGAAAACCGCCACACCCCGCCCAGCCACTCCCACGGCCTAAGCCATGGAACAGGCAATGCACGCGGCCCGCCTTGTGGCCGCGCAGTCTGCTTTGTTGGCCCTGCTCATTGAGCAGCAGGGCGACAACATCGAAAACGTGGACGGTGTAACCGTCACGCTCGCATTTGACGGCGAATCTACCGGCCTCGATGTGATTTACACCGCCAACGGTCGGCCAGTCGCAGGGGAACGCGCATGACCGTTCTTACCTATCGCACACCTCGCCCCACGGAGAACCAAGGGCTGTTCATGTTCACCGGTGCCGATGGCTCGTGGCGTCGCATTTGTCACACCTTGCCTGCTCAGCTTACCTGCTGGAATTTCCTTGAAGTTCCCTCGTTTGGGCACTACAGCAAATGAGCACCCAAGCCCGCCGCCTGTTGCAGCTTCGCTATTGGCTCGAAGCCATGGAAGCCTTGCCCCCCGGCGCATTTCGCGACCGGGAAATTTTCGTCACTGAACCCAAGCTACGCGGCTGGGCTCAGTACGTGATTGAGTGCGGGGTGGTCGCATGATCCTCCGTCCCTCTCCAGCAATGGCCCACGCTGCCAAAGTGGCGCGCGCTCGTTCGTGCGCACGCTTCGCGCAGCAGTGGGCGCAACAGGAGGCGCGCAGCGCCTCCGGGCTTGTCTCAGTATCAACAACTTGCAAGGGTTTGCCGGTTGTCGTTGCGATGGCTGCAAACACCATCGAAATCGACAAGCAGCAAGCCCGAGTAACCCGCCTGCGTAAATCCCTCGGTGTTGCTGCGAAGCAGCTCCACAACCTCGGCAGCAAGCGCCAGAAGGTCTGGATGCTCACCCTGACCTATGCAGGGGACAACAGCGCTTGGAGGCCCGAGCACATAAGCCGATACCTCGATGCCCTCCGCAAGTGGCACTACGCTGCCACAGGTTGCAAAAAAGTCCGCTACGCATGGGTAGCAGAGCTTCAGCAACGCGGCGTTATTCACTACCACGTCATTGTGTGGCTTGAACACGGCCTTACGCCCCCCAAGGGTGACCGCCCATGGAAGACCACAGACCGCAAGGGCTTGACCACTTGGCACCCCCCCATGTGGCCCCATGGCATGACGAACCGTTTGAAGTCCACCGCCCCCGTCGCGTACCTCATGAAGTACGCATCGAAGATTGAATCTAAAAACGTAGGGAGCTTTCCCCATGGTGCACGAATTCACGGCTGCGGCGGCTTGGACGATGCTGGCCGCAGTATCCGCCGCTGGGTACTTTGGCCTGCTTATGTGCAGGGCAATGCTGCTGTCTCCGACCGCTTCCGACCTGCGCCGGGAGGCGGCTTCATCAATGCTGAAACAGGCGAAGTTTTGCTCTCTGAATACGCACCAACGGGCGGCGGTTTTGAGCGCTTTATACGCATCCGCAACACCCCGCGCAGGGTCGAGGCCGCAGGGCCTTTTTCCTGGAATCCTCATTACACAAATTCGGCCAACGGCGGGCAGGCCGGATACGTTCATTGATGCCCCCAAAACCATAGGAAACTGAAAATGAAGAAGTTCACCGCAACCCGTCTGGCCGCTATTCCCGCATTCGTGCTGGCCTCTGCTGGCGCAGCCCATGCCGCCCTGCCTTCTGGCGTGGACACGGCCATCACTGAAGCCCAAGGCGACATGCTGGCGGCTATCGGTCTGGTCATTGGTGCCATGGTGGCAGTCTGGGGCCTGCTCAAGCTGGCGTCCAAGCTCGGCTGGCGCTAAGCCATGGGCGATACCACAACCAACACCGCCACGGCCACCGGCGAGACGGTCACGGTTGTGGTGCAGCTTGAACCCGCACCGCCCAATGAAGAGCGCATGGCCGACCTTCTCGCGCTCTTCGGGCTGGTGATTCTGGCCTGCGTTTCAGTGTGGGGCGCAAAACAGTTGCTGAACCTGTTCAGCATCAATCCCGACAACGACTAACCCATGCGCAAAAATGCCAAGCTCTATCGAAATGCTCTTCGCGGGCTCCTTACTGCTTTTGCTTTGGGTGGCCTTCAAGTAGCCCATGCCGGATATGCCCAGCTTGCCGCCCCTGCTGGCTTCGGCGGCTCTTCTGGTGCGTTCACTTATGCCGCTAATGCCGCAAACGATAAGACGTTCGGGAGGGTTATCCAGTCTGCTGGCTCCCTGACTGCCAATGTCGGCGGGCAACCTGTCAAGATGGGCGCTGCCTATAGGCTTGCAGCCAATGCGCCCCGTATTGCTGCTGCTGTGGTCATGCAGAATCCAGCTATTCGGCTTGCTGTGGGCGCTGCCGGTGTTGTGGCTTGGCTGGCGTCTGCAAAGCTTGTTTACGATGTAGCCACAGGTACGTGGCGCGAAGTTGGCGATGAGTCAACAGATCAAAACACGCAGTACCGATACAGGGATCAACCATGGACTACGTTGTCTGGTGCTTGCCAACAAGCATTGGCTTATCAAAACCAAATGGATCAGGGAACCCCTTATTCATCAACCTTGAAAAGCTGCGAGCCAGGACAGGCTATCCTTGAGCGCAAAGACCAATGGGGCTCGTCTTATGAGGGACGCACTCTGGAGTCACGGTCTGTCACGTCAACCGGGTGCCCCTCCGGCTGGACTTCGACCCCTGCTGGCTGTTTGAGTCCTCAGCTTGACCAGCCCACGTTCGTCGATAAGCTGGCGAATCAACCCATGCCTTCTTCAGTTCCTTTGGAATTGCCGTATCCCTCCCCGCTGCCTATTGAGCAGCCCTCCCCATGGATTAACCCCACACCCGGCGAGAATCCACAGAGCCAGCCTTTGCGCGTACCCACAGGCCAGCCCTCACCAATCCCTAACACGAATCCGCAGCAGTACCGCCAGCCCTATGTCGATATAGTGCCGGCCCCCACTCCTGATAGTCCCTTTCGCGTCGATGTGAAGCCCGGTGAAACCGTTTCCACAGACCCTAACCCGGTTGAAAACCCGAAGCCTGATGGGCAAGACAAACCCACGGAGGAACAGGACAAAAGCCTCTGTGAAAAACACCCGGACATATTGGCCTGCGCAAAGCCTGAGCTAGACGTCCCTGACGGTGAAATCCCCAAGGTAACCAAACAGATCACATACGCGGAAGAGGGCGGCTTCGGCGGCGGCTCCTGCCCCTCCAACGTGTACGCTAGCCTGAACGGCAAGCAAACGATGGTTTATGAGTGGACGCGGACCTGTAGCGTGGTTTCGACCTACATCCGGCCAATCATTCTCTTGCTCGGTGCAATGGGCGCTCTGTTTATCCTCATTCCGGGGCGTGACTCATGAAAATAGGCACATGGCTGCTGGCCCTTGTCCAGCCCTTCATTGCCCGCATTCTCACGGCTTTGGGCTTCTCCCTCGTCACCATCGCCGGTATGGAAGTCGTTATCGACCAGCTCAAGCAGGCGGTGATTTCGGGCGTAAACAGCATGCCCGCCGATATGCTGAATATCTTCCTTCTGGCTGGCGGTGGTAATGCTCTCGGGATGATTCTCGGGGCCATTGCAACAAAGCTCGTTCTGTGGCAAATCCAGAGCGCTACGCGCCTTCTCGGCGTTAATCC